CCTCCCCGAGGCTTTCCCCCGCTCAGCGGGCTCGCCAAGCCGATCTAGGGGCATGTGGCGTGCCGTACCTCGTCATCGACGACATCGCGGACATGATCCAGAGCCTCAAGGCCCTGGGCGTGCCGTTACGGGGGCGCGTCCTATGAAGCCGCTCCGCTGGTACGACCAAGCCCTGATCATCATCGTCGCCTCGCTGGTGATCTTGGCCTGCATCACGATGTGGGGGCTGTCAGCATGAGCGCCCAACCCGAAGACGCCCCGCGCGGGTTTGTGACCATGCGCGAGTATCTGCGCCTCCAGAGGCGTTTGGAGGCGCTGGAAGATCGCCTCGCCTACCAAGAGATACCCGCATCCAAAACGGACGGGCGGGCGCTGCTGTTCGTGGAAGCGCTGGCCCTATCACCGCAGCGGGCAGAGTTGCTGGCGTGTCTGGCCGATGGCCGTCTTCGCACATTGCACGCGCTCCAGCGCGCTTCGGGCTGCATCAGCGATGTCAGTCTGAAAACCCAGATGTTCCATTTGCGGCGAGCGATAGAGGCTCACGGCGCGCCCGTGAGCGCAATCATCAACGCCTGGGGCGTTGGCTACCAGATGACCGCGGAAGGCCATCAGTGGCTTCGTGAGCGCGTTCCAGAGGCATTCGACAACCAGCAGAAGGCAAGCCGATGAGCACGAAACTACTCCACCAAGTCCGCGAGCAGGATCAGGCCGAGCTTGCCGCCAAGCACAACGGCGAGACACGGCAATCGAGTCGCGTTTGGGTGGTCAAAGCGTTTCGCGCTGAGATCACAGAGGCGGAATGGTTTGCCGCCACGCGCGCGATCGAAGATTTCGGCTCGCTGTACGCCGGCAAGGAGCAGGGCGCAGGCTTCCAGATGTACGTTTGCCCGGTTACCGGAATGCTCACGTCAGGCAAGGAGCAGAGCCAGCTTCGGCAGACCGCAGCGATGCAGGCGCGTGAGAGTTTGCGGCAGGGCGTAGTGCGCCGGTGCAGCGCTGAGAACGCGGCGAACTGTGTCGAATGGATCGCGGCCTATGAAACGCTCGAAGACGTGACGATGCATCTCGGCTGGTGGCGCAACAAGGGCAAGGACCGCGCGCCCAGCCCCGACAAGAGCCGGGTGAAGCCGTTCGTGCGCCTCGTCCTGCTGGCGATGGCGGCGTACTACGAAGATTGCGGCCGTACGGAAGCGGCTTGACGGGCGCCCCAAATCAAGGCCAATTGTGAAAAGCTGTTATTCGCGCGCCAGGGCCAACCCTTGGCGCGCAACTTGTTTCTGGCGAGCGCGTCCGGACGGCGCATCCCTGTCAGCCCCTTGACGCTAGCCGTTCCACCGCCCGCCAGAAAGCCAACCACAGCAGCCCGCCACGCTGCCATCCCAGATCGTTCGGCCTGGTTTGCCGGAATTAAGGATGGCGACGTCTCCCTCCCCATCGTCCACGACGGCGGGCTGCTGCGGACCCAACAGGAGCGATACGATGGACGACGAGCAGGCTAGCTCAGAGCCTCAGTGCGCGGATTTGGAATATCTGGGCCGCTTGGCCTACGGGCAGCGGCGCGAGATGCAAATCGTCTTCGGCCGTCGCATCGCGCTTCGCGCCGTTCTGGACGCCCTAGACGAAGGCGCGACCATCCGCCAAATCATTGACGCCTGCGCAATCATCGAACCGGAGAGCAAAGCATGACCAAGCTGAACGCCAAGACCAAGAAAGCCGCCAAGGCCGCGAAGAAAGCACCGGCCAAGAAGGCGAAGGCGCGCTGAGCCCGCATGAGCGAGCCGCTGAACTTCGAGCCGCAGGCTGCGCCGCTGACGTTCTCCAAAGAGGGTGATTGGTACGTCCGTATCCACCCGAACGGTCGAGTTGAGATCAATGAGAACGTCACGATGGACGAAGCCGCTCAAGTGTTCTGGGAGGCCGTGAAGGCATGGCAGGCGTCGCATGGGTGAGCTAGCCCAAACCCCAGAAGCCACACGCGCAGCAGCGCTGGCCAAGGTCAAAGCGCGCGAAGACGGCATACGCGCTCAAGCCATACGCCAAGGCCGCGAAGCCGAACGCAAGGACATGCTGCAAGCCCTGGGCGTCCAGCGCATCGAGGAAGCAAGCCAGCTCGCCCAGCTCCGCGCTGAACGCGACGCACGCCCCACGACAGGCGAAGAAGCCAAACACGGCAGGCACCAACGCTGGCTAGGCTTCGCCATAGGCGTACCGGCAGGCATGATCCTCGCCTGCGGCGCCATCTTCGCGATGCAGGGCATCATCTGGGACACAGCAACGCGCTCGTTCCGGGAACAAGCCATGACCGGCGCGCTGATCTCCACGCACGGAGAACAAGAGCGTAGCGACGCTTACACGAACCCTGGGCAAGACGTTACGAGGCGTAACTAGGTTACTAAAGTAGGTTAGGTAGTATGGCACGGCCCAAGGGTGGCCCGAAGTATGGCGGACGCCAGAAGGGAACGCCGAACAAAGACAACGCCGCGATCAAGAGCATGATTGAGCAGGCGCTGAGCAAGGCGGGCGGCGTTAACTATCTCGTTCGCCAGGCGGACGAGAACCCAACGGCCTTCCTGGGCCTAGTGGGCAAAGTGCTGCCTATGCAAGTGAACCACGCCGACAACGAGGGCAAGAAGCTGGAGGGCTTCAAGGTCGTTTTGGTGACGGGTGCTAGCGACAGTTAAGCTACCGGAATACGCGGGCTGTCTTTGGGAGCCTGCCCGACACTACGCACTCTACGGCGGGCGCGGTGGCGGCAAGAGCTGGGCGATCGCGGATCATCTGCTCATCACGGCAGCACAGCGAACACTGCGCGTAGGCTGCGCACGCGAGCACATGAAGGACATCAAGGAGAGCGTGAAGCAGCTCCTCGATGACCGCATCGAGGCGCTTGGCTTGCGCGATCATTTCGAGAGCACGTACAGCCCGCCTTACGAGATACGCGGCAAGAACAACGACAGCCTGTTCATCTTCAAGGGCCTCTGGCGCAACCCGGACGGCATGAAGTCGATGGAGGGCATGGACCGCGTGTGGGTCGAGGAAGCGGCGCGCATTAGCCAGCGGACGCTAGACATCCTGATTCCCACGGTTCGCAAAGACGGGTCAGCGTTGCTGTGGAGCTGGAACCCGGAATACGAGCACGACCCGATCGAGAAGATGTTTCGCAGCGCGAATGGCCCGCCGCCCCGCACAATTCTGCGCCGAGTGCGTTGGGACGATAACCCTTGGTTCCCGGCAGAACTGCGGGAGGCGATGGAGGCGATGTATCGGGACGAGCCCGATCGCGCTGAGCACATCTACGGCGGCGAGTATGTCCGTGAAGTGGACGGCGCATACTTCGCCAAGCAGCTTCGGGCGGCAAGAGAGCAAGGCCGCATAGCCCCGCTCATGATGGACCCGAACTTTCAGGTGCGGGCGTATTGGGACTTGGGCCGCAACGATGCCACAGCGATCTGGGTGGCTCAGTTTGCCGGCGAGCGGATCAACGTCATCGACTATTGCGAGGGCGTGGGCCAGGCGCCTGGCTATTATTTCAACTGGCTCAGAGCCAACGGTTACGAGGCGTGTCTGTGCGTGCTGCCGCATGACGGGGCGAGCATTCACCCGGATAACCCTGTGAGCATGAGCTACGAGATGCAGGCCAAAGCGGCGGGCTTCCAGACGCGGGTGATCCGCAATCAGGGGCCGGGCGCTGCGATGCAGCGTGTGGACGCGGCGCGGCGCTTATTCCCGCGCATCCATTTTGACGAAGACAAGACACGGCCCGGCGTCAGAGCGATTGGGCATTATCACGAGAAGCGACACGAGGAGCGGAATGTGGGGCTAGGCCCGGAGCATGATTGGTCAAGCCACGGCGCGGATGCGTTCGGTCTGATGTGCATTGACTACAAGGCGCCCGAGTTCCGAGCCACTGAGCGCCCGCTCGCGCCGCCTATGGGGACGGTGGCCTAATTGGCTTACGACCGTGGCGACGCTGACAACAGCGGCCTAGTCGAGGCCCTGCGTGCCGAAGAGCAATGGGCTGCGTCCTACCTCAAGAGCGAGCTTCAGGAAGCGCAGATCAATGCGCTTAAGCGCTATTACGGCGACGAGTACGGCGATGAGGTGGACGGCCGCAGCCGTGTCACTACGCGCGAGGTCTATGAGATTATCCAGTGGCTGCGGCCTGATCTGCGCCGCACGTTCACCAGCGGCCCGAAGGTGTTTGAGTTCGCCGGTGTCACGCCTGAGAGCGACCAGCACGCCGAGGCCGCAACCGATCTGGTCAATTACACGTTCCTCAATGACAACGAGGGCGAGCGCGAGCTTGATGCGTTCATCTTCGACGGCCTGTTGCAGCGCGTCGGCATCATGGGCTGCGAGTGGAAGGAAGCTGAGTACAGCCCCGCTCAAGAGGTGAGCGGCCTCAACATGATGCAGGCGCAAGCGCTCATGGCTGACCCGTCCACGGAGATCGTGGGTCAGGACGTAGAGCAAGGCCAGCCAGACGAAGCGCACCCTGACGGCATGTTCTATGCCTTCAAGATCAGGAAGCGCACCAAGTGCGCATATCCGGAAGTGTTTGCGATCGCGCCTGAGGACTTCCGCATTGCGGCGCGCACGGTGGACTTGGAGACGGCGCGCTATTGCGGCGACGTGGTTCGCATGATGCGTGGCGAGGCTAAGCGCAAGTGGCCGGAGTACGCCGAAGAGATAGACAGCCACCAGGGCGATACGTCAGGTTTCAACACCGACGAGCGCCGGGCTGAGCGCTTCCGTGACCTGGAAGGCTGGGACGCTGGCGCCATGCGCGGCGCTACCGAGGGCGATGCCGGCGAGGTCGAGATCATGCGGGAGTACATCCGCTACGATCTGGACGGCGACGGGATGCCCGAGCTCATCCGCTGCTATCGCCTGGGCGATTGCATCCTCGAGAAGGAGGAGGTGGACGAGCACATCTACAGCCACTGGACGCCGAACCCGATCCCGCACCGCTTCTTCGGCTTGAGCATTGCCGATGAGGCGATGGACATTCAGCGGGTCAAGACGGTGCTGCTCCGTAACATGCTGGACAGCGTGTATATGAGCGTGGTTCCGCGCACGTATGCCAACACGAACATCGTGAGCCAGCGCGGCCTCGATGCGTTGCTGACGGTGCGGCCTGGCGTGGTGATCGAAGGCGCAGGCACTGCGTCCGATGCCCTAATGCCGATCGTTACGCCTGACCTGTCCGCGTCTGCGCTGACGGCGATGCAGTGGATCGACCGTGTAGCCGAGAGCCGGACGGGCGTGAACCGATCGGCTCAGCCGATGGATCCGGATATCCTGCACGACACGGCCAAGGGCGTGGAGCTGTTGCAGAACGCGGCTAGCGTGCGCAAGGAAGAGATCGCGCGCAATCTGGCGGTCGGCTTGCAGCAGCTTGGCAAGAAGCTTTATCGGCTCATTCACAAGCACCAGAACGAAGCCCGCAGCATCAAGATCGCGGGCGAGTGGCAGAACATCGACCCGCGCGCCTGGGCGGCTGACATTCAATGCACGGTGAGCGTCGGTCTTGGTACGGGCGCGCGTGAAAAGCAGCTCATGATGCTTCAGATGATCCAGCAGGATCAGGTGGCATGGGTGAGCGCTTACGGGCCGGGGACGCCGGTGGTGAAGCC